CTACTGCTTTTACACTTTTAAATGATGTCCCATCATGGATTTTAAATATTTGTGTACTTACAGTATCTAACCAAGTTTCACCTTTGCTAGAAGGAGTAAATCCAGCAGCAGAAGTATTAGGTGCAGTGCTTCCAATATGAACAGGACCAACTTTGATTAAACCAGTGTTTGGAGAAGCAGTGTTATCTGCAAAAAATAAACCTGGACTTACACTATTATTATTTAATGCTAATTCACCAGTTCCTAGTCTTATTGGGAAAGGTCTATCGTTTGCTGTGCTTGATCTGCGAGTTTGAATTTGTACTGCCATAATTAGACATTTATATATAATCCTGCATCTACTACTGTATCTTGAGCTGTCTCTGGATTATATTCTCCAGCATCCATATTACTTGTATTAATTGCAGAATCTAATAGCTCTCCATTTATATAATTTCCAGCTTTTAATAATCCTGCTTCAAAAACATTAGTAAATTCTGATAATGGTTTATTTACAATTCCAAACTTTATGTCATCTAAAACTGTAGGAGCTTTGTTAAATAATTTATTTACCATTGCAATCATTCTATTTGTTGTATTTAAAGATTTACCTTCTCTATTTAAACCACCTGTTTCATCTCTTTTTAAACTATCAGTCAAAGTCATAGCAATTACAGATGGATCAAAATTAGCTACGTCTTGAGGTAAATTAAAATCACCAATAATATTTTTATTACCTTCC